AATGGTTGTTTGCACATTGGACACAGAGATGCGATTGACTGTTCTCGAAAACTTGCTGGATACGGTGAACGCATCTGCCCAGCAATATCTACTCTTCTTGCATTACACGAAGTTAAAATACAACCTCTGTGAAACAAATGGTTATTTTCACAAACATTTACAACATCGTTACAATTTACTTGACAGTTTTCACTTGGTCCTGGACCATCTACATTATTTAAATATTCACCACAGATAACACAGTCGGGAAATGGTTGTTCTTCCCTCACAATCACATCTTGTTCCTGTGCTGCGCGTGCCATTTGATCCGCTATTTGCTGTTGTCTCTGTGTACGTTCCGCTTGTGACATAAGTGGAATATTCACAGGAGGAAGGGGTCCCAAAAGGTCATGATCTTGGTTCTCATCATCTGACCCGTAAACTACCATCTCTTCTTCGTCATCAAAATGAAAGCCAGGAAGAGGTTCAATTAAGCCGGCAACCCCTTGAAAAACTCTACAGTCTCTAATTACATAAGGATCCGGTTGTCGCGATCTAAATAGATTATTAAACATTATGAGATCATTTGGATTTAGCTGTGTAATATTGATTACTGTATATTCATCTTCTGAATTACCGACTTCTGAAAAATAGTGATCTATTAAAGTTTCATAATCCAAACCATTCATACGGCTTCTGCTTTGAATATTTTCATCTTCTGTGTAAAAAATTTCCTCAGCATTTATGTTATCATTATTTGAAATAACATCATTTACCACTATCCGAGATACGAGATTTCTTGTAACTACACTAAAAACATCGATAAATATTTGAGAATTCATATATAATATATATATATATATATATATATAAATTTATGTAGATGTATATTATTATTATCTCTTAACTCTTAATGGAGTTATATCTTTGATACCATTTTTCCGTAATTTCGGGGTCCAATAAAACATATTGATGCTTCTCGTATTGGCTTGGTGTATCATAAAATAGATGAACAGGGCCATTTAGTTTATCCAAACCATTACACATCGATACACTGAAATACAAATATTCATCCGCACTACCGACACGATGATTTCTTCGTTCTCCAGTCACTGCGTTTCTAATAAATGTTCCTGTGTTTCCAGACCCATACATATTGATCGTTACACTCTTGTAATACTTTCCATCAATCCACTTTGAATTCAATGCTCTTTTGATTGAATAAAATCGGTTGGATTTTACACGAAGTTGCATATTCTTAATAATATTGGAAGGCACGGAAGCAGAAACACTGACACTATCCTCATTTAAATTATGTTGATCCATTTCATACATTGCTCGAATTATATATTATAAAGTAAACATTTCTTTAAATGAATTTTTTAAAGAAATTATATAATAATAATAATAATAATAATAATAATATATAATTGTATCCATTTGGTTTGTTTTGGCTTACTTGGTTTATTTATTTTTGTTAGCACCTTGTCTATACTCATCCAATTCAATAGTAAGGGTTTTGATCTTTTTCAGCAATTCGTTAATTAAATAGGATTTATCCGCCAACTGCTTTTCATAATGCTGTTTCAATGCTTCTATCTCTTTAATATTGGAACTATTGTTTGTACCCTGTAAGCTTCTTAGCAATTTTTGCTGTGATTCTAACATATTGTTATGATCTTCGATGCGTTTTTTACGCTCTTCCTCGATCTTTTTCATTTGTTCCAATAATTTTGGTTTGTATTCAGGTTTCCCTTGTTCGTAATTTTTTAATAGTTCGTTCATATCTACTATATAAAACTGTTTTAAAAGTGGATTTACAACTAATTCATTAACATCGTAATCGGTTTCTACTGTTTTTGTTTGTTCTAAATTATCTAATAATTTTTCCTTGTTCAAAGAATTATGTTGATGTGAAAAAACAATAATAGATTTTAAACTATCCAATTGTTTTAAAGGGAGTGTATAATTTTTGAGAAAGAATCTCTCTTCTGCTAAGGCATCAACCTCGTTATATTTGGTTTCCAATAGCAATTCCTTTTTAAAGGCAAATGTGGCCGCAGTAGAATGATATTCTTTGTACGGACCACATCTATATACTTTTTTCTTGGAATCAAAATAAATATACATTTCACTACATCCGGCAATTAAATAGGATGGATTCTCCATCAATGTTTGCACCGCATGAGACACACGTTCTGGGGGGTAATAATCATCGTCATCCATATAAATAATAATATCACCAGAACATTTTTTGTGCATCAAATTACGTTTCTTACCTAATACCATTTTTTCCTTGTAGTAAAAGTATTTCACTTGCGGCACATCTTTTACTAATTCACCAATCGGATCCGTGCCATCATCCAAAATAATCCATTCCATTCGATTTTTTGGATACAATTGATGTTCAAAACATTGAATCATATATGGAATAAATGGTCTTCGATTGAATGTGGGAGTACATATACTAACAAAGGGTAACTCTGAGTTTTCTTTATTTTTTATATTTTTACTCATTAAATATACTTTATCATGTATATTTAAATTGTATTTATTTTGATTAAATATAATTATATTTATTCTGATTAAATATATTTGAATGTATACGAACAAACATAAAAATAATCTATACGAATCTATACGAATCTATACTAATTTAATGTTATAATGCTTTGTTTTGATCTTTGTTTTCAAAGCCTTCGAATTTGCTTTTCCGCCAGAAAAATATTGTTCCGCATTGACATCATTTGTCTCGTCTGTGCTTGTTTTTTTGGTGCAGTAATCGGATACGGATTGTCCAGGTATAACATCTGGCTGTTTCGATAGATCAGGGAGAGAGGATGTCTTTAACAGTATTTCCGTAGTATCCTCCATCGGTTTTTGTGTTTGAAATATTTTTAAACCAAAAATTAAGATTATTAAACCAATAACAAGGCCAGAAACATAAGAGCCGCCTAAATATGTGCTTGTATTTGTAATCAATTTATAAATTATGAGAATTAAAATAAATGAATTTTTATAAGTTACTACGTCCTTTAAAAAGGAAACAAAGTTGTGTAATTTATTTTTCTCTGGAGATGATTTATCCATATTTGCTAATGTATATTTTGCTGATAATGGAGACAATAAGCAGTAAATGGTAATAAAAATGGGGGAAAATAGGAAAGACATAAAGGAGACAAATCCCCATACAAAAAAGAACAATAACATATGTTTTATATTAAAATAGGATGGATCATCCCACTCGGATGGAGATCCTTCTTTTGGGGGTCGGAAATAATGAAACAAATTTGTTATATGTAATATGAATCCTTTTGCAAGATTATATATATAAATAATGAAAAATACAAAGGTGAACAAAAATGAATACAATAACATAGTTAGCCATTCGGGTAAGTAATTCATCTTGTAAAATATGCTATTCATGAGCCCAAATGTATCCGCCGTCATTTGTTTCAAAATATGGCTCTCATATAACCAGAAATTAGACAATATACCACTACCCGGTTTCGCCCATTCTGTAATACCACATAACCAACTATCACTAAAACTATTTAAAAAATCCATATTATCAAATTTAGCCATTTGCGAATATACTTCTTCTGGATCAGACCAAAAGCCTAACCCGAAAAAGGAACGAATTTTTACGGGATTCATATATATGGGACGAATCGGACGCTCTTTAACAACCCTTTCTACATTTGTATATGGCATCAAATTAATGTCATCGGGTAATATATTTGCGTTCGCAACTTTAGCAGTGTATAATCCAATCGAACCGACTAAAATCACTCCAAGACAAATTGTAGTGAGGACGCTCGAAGTGAAATTAACAAAAAAACCAGACCAATCCGTTTTTTTCGTTGATGTACCTTCTTCTTCTGCCTTTTTTTCATCAATTACATTCGTTTCTTCTGTTGTGTTTGACATTATTTATAATAATAATATATTAAATTTTGTGAAATAATATAATATAAATAATTAAATTATTGGTTTATATTATATGAATAGGATAGATATAAAAAAAATAAATACAAAACACATAAAAAATATTGGTATAATACTTGTTTGTTTACTTGTTCTATGGATTATAAACAAATACTATTTAAAATTTCGTTTTGATTTTAAAAAGATTTTTAGTATGTCTGGTTTTAAAGAAGGTTTTGATCCCAATGCGTTACTTACATATGATAGCAACACACCAGAAACAAGCCACAGCGTCGATGTAATAAATGAAAGATATACTTGCGCCAATTTTTGTGGCCCAAAGGCACAATGTGCAATTACTAGAGAACAATGTTCGACCGATGTCGATTGTCAGGGATGTCAGCCACCCATAACAGAACCACCAAAATATCTAACCACAACAGAGGTAAAGCCATTAAATGATGCGGGTAAATTGACTTGGAATCAGACGCCACAATACTCAGAATTGACGACGGATATTGGAACATTTGCATCCTATGTGAAGCCAGGATCATTAGATGCTGAACTAACGCTACCATATCAGGGGTATGATGCGTGGGGAAAACCATTCAATTATGGTCTCAAATTGGCAGATGAAAAACTTGCATATGAGTTTTCCCCTCAACCCGAAAAATTTCGTTTTATACCGGAATATCCTGTTACAAAAACAGTTACTGGTATGTTTTATGATACAGGACCAACCGCATCTAATGCGAAATTATAAAAATATTTATTTTCATCTATTATGTTTATTTTTCAATTACCACTTCTTTTGCAACCTTCGTGATGATTTTCTCGTAATTGCTGGTTTGTTCTTCGGTTGTGGATCCGGACATCGCATTACTAACAATATTTAGATACAGATCATTCTTTCTTGATTCAGAATCAGTGCAATCCGGATATTTCTTTCTCCATTCGCTGATCTGTTTAATATTTTCGTTCGCAATTTGTTTAATTGCTTTTGTTAGTATCGGTTTGGTTTCATTCTCTTTTATCCATTGATCATCATTTTTAATGTATAAAACCTCTCGCTTCGCATCGCTACAATGTATGGGCCTCTTAGTTTGATCCAAATCATTTAAGTTCTTGTTAATTATTCTGGAAACCCCTTCTACGTAACCCAGTCTCCCAGTTGTTTCCAAATCTTCTAATTGAACTTTTATAGAACTAACAAATTCACTGATATTTAATGCATCCTTACATTCCTCGTTTAGAAAGAATTGTAAATTGAATGTTTTATTATGAGAATTTGTGTTATTATTATTATTATTATTATTATTATTATTATGTGTTCCATTTTTAATAACCTCTAAAAGCTCAGTGTTTTGCTTAACTAACATCATAATTAGATCTTTATCAGACATATTATTTAGTATATCGCTATTGTTTTCGATTTGTATCTCTTTATTATTGTTATTGTTAATACTGACAATACATTTTTTTTTATGAGCGTAAAGAGTTGATGTATGTTTATATATTTTACCACAAATACAATCATATGTTTTATTGGAGATTTCTGATGTAGGATTTGATGTAGGATTTTGTAGGATTTTATGTTTATTCGTCAAAATATGTTTATTATATTCGCTTTGTTTACAGCATTTATAGTTACATTTTTCACAATAAAATTTTGCGGAGATTTTTGGAGATTTTTGTATTGGAAACATCCTATATACAGCTTATATAAAAAAATCTCCTAAATACTTTTAATTTAAATAATAAAAATTTTATCGTAACAAAATAAAAATTTTACAAAGAGTCATGTGATGCTAATTTTAAAATATGGTCTCAGAACATTTTTTTTCCAGATTCTACTTTTAGATTTTCTATTTTGGACATTTATTTTTGTCCAAAATCGAAAAATCTTTTTCCAATTTGGGGAAAAAATTCCACTAGAACCAGAAAAAGAAAAAGGGAATAATATATATTATTTTTAACTTAAAGAAAAATATATTTATTTTTCAATTACCACTTCTTTTGCAACCTTCGTGATTATTTTCTCATAATTGCTGGATTGTTCTTCTGATGTGGATCCAGACATCGCGTTACTAACAATATTTAGATACAGATCATTCTTTCTCGATTCGGAATCAGTGCAATCCGGATATTTCTTTTTCCATTCACTGATCAGTTTAATATTTTCGTTCGCAATTTGTTTAATTGCCTTTGTTAGTATCGGTTTGGTTTCATTCTCTTTTATCCATTGATCATCATTTTTAATGTATAAAACTTCTCGTTTCGCATCGCTACAATGTATAGGTCTCTTAGTTTGATCCAAATCATTTAAGTTTTTGTTAATTATTCTGGAAACCCCTTCTACGTAACCCAGTCTCCCTGTTGTTTCCAAATCTTCTAATTGAACTTTTATAGAACTAACAAATTCACTGATATTTAATGCATCCTTACATTCCTCATTCAAAAAGAACTGTAAATTAAATGTTTTGTTATGGGAATTTGTAGTATTATTATTATTATTATTATTATTATGACTTCCATTTTTAATTACTTCTAAAAGCTCTGAGTTTTGCTTAACTAATATCATAATTAGATCTTTATCGGACATATTATTTAGTATATCGCCATTATTTTCGATTTCTGTATTGTCATCTTTATAATTTTTGTTACAATTATTTTTATGTTTCCACAAACCAGAATTCGTTTTGTAACCTTTATTACAATTCAAACATATAAATAAATTGGGTTTTTTTGGGGTTTTTTGGGTTTTTTCATTTCCATTTGTTTCCATTTCGTTTCCATAACACATATTTTGATGTTTCAATGTCAATAAATGTTTATTAAAATCATTTTTATGCTGTGTATTAAAGTTACAATATTCGCAACAGAAATTAACGGGTTTTTTTGGGTTTTTCGGGTTTTCCAATATTTCCATATATTTCCTAAAGAAAATATTTTTAAATACTCATATCAAAATAAATATTTTTTTTAAAAAAGTATCATCACAAAAAAATAAGGTAAATTTTGTATTTGTGATGATTATGGTAACAAACTGTTTTTTTCACATTTTTCCAGATTCTACTTTATGATTCTCAAAAATGGACAAAAAAAATGTCCAAAATCGAAAAATCTTTTTCCAATTTGGGGAAAAAAATCCACTAGAATCAGAAAAAGAAAAAGGGAATAATATATATTATTATTAACTTAAAGAAACAAAATTTCGACAATATAATATATATTATTTTTAACTTAAAGAAAAAGGGTCTATGTTGCATAAGCCAAACCACAGTTTCCACCAATGAAAATAACTTGATTAATACGTTCTTCAAACAATGTCAAGTTAAAGTTATAATCATATATTCGCCAGGTAGGCTTATTAATACCCACAATTACCCCTGTTTCTGGATCACATATAACAAGAGATTGCGCCAGAGGATCAATTTGTGGGATGATGGTAGAAAACTCCAATTCAATCTGAGAAAATCGGCTCATATTAATCGCGCCAGACGGCTGTAATTCCGAATTATTCGAATTCAAACAAAAATTGTAACAATACAATCCAGGAGGGGCAAATCCAGGGGTTCTTGTATATTTTTCAATGAAGTTGTAAACCCCGGATGGTAATATATTTTCTCTATAAGAACCATCTAACAAAATCCCCAACACATTTAATATATTCTTTTCATTATCTTGTGTATAAGTTGGTGTTATTAATAAGCCAGTTAATTTACCATTTGGATTCACCCCAGGACCAATATTTACTGGAACTAAATTACCCGACACATCTGTTCTATAAACAGTGTAGTTACCTGTTGAAGGCGCCTGTATCACATCTTGTGGCATATAGTTGTAAGGCCAATTACTATAATTTGACCATTCATTACGCAAATTAATATCACTTCTTTGAAAGTAAAACATCCAACTGGATACCATACCTAAAGAATCCAACTGAATTTTGTTCGATCCAGTTACGTTATAGAATTTTTGCTCGTGAACTTGTTTAATTAAGTATTTTTGTTCTTCCAGAGCAAAGACTCGTTCTTCTTCGTTAGACAAAAAACAATAGGTACAGTTTAAATGGACGTCCGCATTCCATAGGGTTCGTTGATCCGAATAAGAATCAATACCGATATTAATATCCGGAGGAGGTTGTAGAAATCGATAAAGCTGCATATACCACGTGTTAAAATTCGGTGCTACGTACGGATAGTTATACGTAGAATCAAAAACATCACGAATTTGAAAAAGTTGATTAATCGGACGCAATGTGATGTTAATATGTAACTCATTATATTGTAATGAAGTGAGGGGAAACGCCATTTGTGTTTTTAATCCAAACCAATTATTTAATGGAATGTATAATATTCTTCCTCTTATGGATGGATCTGGACCAGCAAGGGAATCATTATAAAATGCGTTTGGATATGAGTTCACACGTGAACCGGCATTCGCAGGATCAAATATTTCAGGCACATGTCCTATCATTACGTCAAACAAAGCTCTTTTTGTTCCATTAAAATCTCTTTGAACAGATGCCAATAAATAATCTCCTGAATATTCTTGTAATGTATAATTACCACACGTAATACTAATTTTGGAGATCATTTTCGCACCTAAATGCTCAATCCATTTAAATTCATATGGTACCCATTGTCCTGGAGAAGTAGTATCGTTTTCTGGATTTTGTACTGGAGGTAAAATGGGGCTCCAAATGGTGGGTAGATTTACAGATAGATAACAGTCCATTAACAAATCCGCATACCTGGGAATTTTAAATGTGTAAGTAGATTCTTCCGATAAACGCAATGTTTTAGATCCGTCGAAATCTACGCGGAATTTTTGTAGTCCAAAATTAGTGTATTGAACGAAGGCGGATTTAAAAAAGGTTTTAGAAGGGTTTCCATTTAAAATAATGTTTTGTTGCCCTTGGGCAACTAATTGCATTAAACCACCGGCCATAATTAGTATATATAGTTATTATTTTTTAATTATTTATTTTTATATATAATAATTGCGTTACAATAATTGCGTTATTATTATATATATATATATATATATATATATATATGAAAATTACATATGGCACCAAAGAATGTAATATAAATGTTACACAAATTTGTTTAGATAATCTAAGAACTAACAATATTATTACAATTCCTTCTAATGATAATAAAAGAGCACAGTGTTTTTCAGATCCTATTTTTAAAGTATTAAAAATGATTTTTGTAACGATTAACAACGTTACTACAGAATATGATGACTTACAAACAATACAAATTAATCTTGATACACAAGAAATTATATCATTTAATATAGATAAAAAAATTTCAGAAATACATAATCAGTTAAAATTAAATTATGGTATTTTTGAACATGAATTACCAGAGCAAAAAATGGCTCTGCGATATTTAACTGGAAATGAAAAGATTTTAGAGATTGGTGGTAATATAGGACGAAACTCTTTAATTATTGCCCATATTTTAGGAAAAAATAATAATAATTTAGTGACTTTAGAATCCGATTCATCTATTGCCGATCAATTAAAAGAAAATAGAGATTTAAATAATTTTACATTTCATATTGAAAATTCAGCATTATCAAAAAGAAATTTAATACAATGTGGGTGGGATACAATGGTGTCTGATATTTTATTACCAGGTTATAAAAATGTACATACAATTACATTAGATCAACTACACTCTAAATATAATATTGAGTTTGATACTTTAGTTTTAGATTGCGAAGGCGCTTTCTACTATATTTTGATGGATATGCCAGAAATATTAAATAACATTAATTTGATCATTATGGAAAATGATTATCATGATATTTCTCATAAAAATTATATAGATATTATTTTAAAGGATAATCAATTTATAGTAGATTATGTAGAATGTGGTGGTTGGGGGCCATGTTATAATAATTTTTTTGAAGTTTGGAGAAGAATACAATCATAATATTATATATGGGTTCAATATCAAGTTCAATGATATAAGTAGTATAAATATAAAATATTATGTTATAATAAATATATGTCAGACGCTTTGAAAGATATCAATCTACAATTACAAAATATGAAGGATTCAACTGCTGTAATGGCATTATCCGCGATAACGATTATGATAATTTTAATCGCCTTATTTGTTTATTTTTACTATACAGGAACAGTATTTTCGAATGGATTAAGAAAGATGGAATGCTCAGATATGAATACAATGTATGGAACAATAAATGGGAAATTACGGTCGATTGATATAAATAATGAGGACTATCAATACGCTTTAAGAGATTATTATATTAAATCAGCTTACAATTCATGTTCTGGAGGAAAATATAAGAATGACTATGTAGACACCTGTGTATTAAAAAATTTAATTAAACAAGGGGTTCGAGGTTTGGATTTTGAAATTTATTCTATCGATAATCAACCTGTTGTCGCTACATCTACAACGGATAATTTTTGTGTAAAAGAGACATTCAATTCAGTTAAATTTAGTGAAGTAATGAGTATTGTCCGAGATTACGCATTTGCGAGTTCAACAAGTCCCAATCCATTTGATCCTATTATTTTACATCTGCGAATTAAAAGTACCAGTCAGGAAATGTATACCAATTTAGCAAAAATACTGGAAGGGTATAATTCTATTTTATTGGATAAAAAATATAGTTTTGAATATTACGGTAAAAATTTGGGAAGTGTAAAATTATCAGAGTTCGCAGGTAAAGTAATCATTATTGTCGACAGAAGTAATCCATCTTTTTTGGAATCCCAAGCATTTTACGAATATGTAAATATGACAAGCAATTCTATTTTTATGCGTGCTTTACATTATTATGATATAATGTATACACCAGATATGAATGAGTTAATCGATTATAATAAGTTGTGCATGACAATAGGTATGCCTGACAAAGGCTCCAATCCAGATAATCCGAGTTCGCTAACAATGCGAGCGTATGGATGTCAACTTCTTGCTATCCGATATCAAGTAATTGATACAAATTTAGAAGAAAACAATCTATTTTTTGATGAACAAGGTCATGCTTTTGTTCTGAAACCTGAAAAACTAAGATATGTACCTGAAACAATACCAGCTCCTCCTCCCCAAGATCCCAAATTATCTTATGCTACACGAACAGTGAGTTCCGATTTTTATAAATTTGAAATATAAATAATAATTATTATAAATATAAATAATAGATAAATAATAGATAAATATAAATATAAATATAAAAATAATATTAGTAATTATAATGGGATTTTTTGAATTCATGAATAACATGATGAAGGCGAGAGACGAATGGTTAAGAAGATCTACTGTTAATGATACAGCAAGTATATATAATTGTTAAGGGGTCACATTATTATTTTGAAATTATATTTTAAAATAATAATAATATATAGATACGGATACAGATGAAAACAAAAAGTCCAAATATATGTAAAGATTTGTCTTTTTCAGATTGCGAACTAACAATATTAAGACAAGCAGTGGATATCGCAGAAGAAAAAAGAGGGAAAATGATTGCAAATTCACCCGAAGTGAAACGCATCATAAGTATTGTAGAAAATTTTATTCGATCAAAAAAATTAATTTGTTATGGTGGAACCGCGATTAATAATATCTTACCAAAACAGGACCAATTTTACAATAAAGATGTAGAAATCCCGGATTACGATTTTTATAGTTGGGATGCGTTAAATAATGCGAAAGAATTGGTAGATATATTTGTGAAAGAAGGATTTGTGGAGGTAGAAGCAAAATCTGGACAACACCACGGAACCTACAAGGTATTTGTTAATTTCATTCCTGTTGCAGACATATCTTATATTCCTAAAGAATTATTCAATGCGCTTAAAAAGGAAGCAATCAGTGTAGCTGGTATTTTATATGCTCCTCCCAATTTTCTACGTATGGGTATGTATTTAGAATTATCCAGGCCGGATGGGGATGTGTCTCGTTGGGAAAAAGTATTGAAACGCTTGTCTCTTTTGAATCGAAACTATCCACTAACTGCGCAACAATGCTCTCATATCGATTTTCAACGAAAACTAACGCCGGAAAATGAGTCAAAAACAGACGAAATCTACGAAACGATTAAAAATACTCTAATGGATCAAGGTGTCGTGTTTTTTGGTGGTTATACGCTGTCTTTGTATTCTCAATATATGCCTCATCATCTTAGAAAACGACTGGAAAAAATACCCGATTTCGATGTTTTATCCGAGGAACCACTGACTACATCCCAAATTGTGCGCGAACGACTTTCTGATATTGGTATTAAGAATGTAAAAATAATAAAACGACCTGCTGTAGGGGAAATAATCGCACCTCATTATGAAATTCGTGTAGGAAAGGATGTAGTTGCGTTTATTTACGAACCGCTTGCATGTCATAGTTACAATATTATAAAACAAAATGGATATGAAATCAAGGTTGCAACACTCGATACAATGTTGAGTTTTTTCTTAGCATTTTTATACGCAAATCGACCATATTATGATACAGATCGTATTTTATGTATGTCCAAATATTTGTTTGAGGTTCAAGAGAAAAACAGGTTAGAACAAAAGGGGTTGCTAAAAAGATTTAGTATTGATTGTATGGGTCATCAAGAGACAGTGGAAGAAATGCGTGCTGAAAAAACCGAAAAATTTACGGAATTGAAGGACAAAAAAGGGACACCTGAATACGAAGAATGGTTTTTGCGTTATCGACCATCAGACAAAATGAAACAAGAAGAGGAAGGAGAAGAATTTATAAAAAGAGTTCCAAAAACGAAAACAAATAAGAAACAAACTAACAAAAAAGCAAAGACCAAGAAGAAAAAGGGGTTCTTCTTTTAATTTTTAAACGCAATATTTTTCCAATAAAAACATATAAATATTTGTAATCAATTTATCAATATTTAATTTATCATCCGTTGAATTGTTTATAATCTTATTCAGAATATATAAATAATGTATTATATATATCATAGTTTTACATAATTGAATAATTATATAGTGTCTTGCTGTATTAATTATATTCCAATCGTTCACATAACTACACATATTTGAGGAAAAATTAGTAGAAAAAAAAGTATGCGTGTCGATTATACCATCAATAACACGATGAATATTTGTTTTTTCATTTTTAATAGACATTAAATTATTTATTTTTTGGGTATTAATAATATTTAAATTGATGATCTTAATATCCTTGTCGGATTTAAACATAAAAGGATATAATCCATCCATATATTTTTCTTTGTATAAAATAGATTTATCAATCACAAATGGAACAGAACAAGATCGACGAATTGTTTCAAATATATCCTCAATAGATGAATATTTTGATTTCACATATTGTTTACATTTTTCAACGTTGTAGTAAGTAATAAAAAACCGACCATTTACTTTTTCTAAAAAGTTGGTAGGAATCTTTTGTTTGAAATATGTAAAAAATTTATCAAAAACATTAATATTATAATATTTTTTGATGTGACTATAAATATTGTTTGTTACAAAGTCTATACTTTCAGATAAACTAACATCCATAAAATAAAATAGAGCAATTATGGATCCGATGCTGCATCCAGAAACACGATTCACTTTAATAACATTTTTAGTCTCTAATTTTTTAATATAATTTAAAAATCCTAATTGGTAGCTTCCATTAAATAATCCAGCCTCAAATACAATATCAACCTTTAATGGGTTGCCTTTGCGTTTAATTTGAGTTTTAATATGTTCTTTTGGAATTGTGTCAATGAGATTATTAATATATGTTTGTAACATTCTATGTATACTGGTATTTTATTATAACAAAAATCTTATAATAAAACGAATTAATAACTAATAATCTGATTAAAATAATTATAACCTAACAACTAACAACTAACAACTACGGTTTCACACCGACTCCCACTTTAAGGTAATGTATAAACGACCTTCGTTCCTTTAAATTACATATTTCTGTATCCGTAAACACGTCCCACCAAGTAATATTTTTACGGTTGACAAGTGTATCTTTTATTTCGCCTGTATATGCTATAAAGCCCAATATCAATAATAAATAAATGAATAAATACAAAATATATTCTATTTTGTTAATAATAACAAAATCTTTGGTTTCTACTGGAAATAATCGTATTTTATACGGATAATCCAAGGTGATCCAATATTTTTTGTGTTGTTCATATATATTTTTTTCATTATTGTTATCTACATTTTTATTAAGATCTAAATAATAATCCTTGTTTATTTCTATAAAATAAATAATAAAAATAAGGGCTAAAACCACAACCATAACTCTAAAATCTAAACGCGTTGTTACTAAAAAAAGGATAAAGAAAAAAACAGTGTGAATCAATTTTTGAATAGGTGGGATAAATTCTATATTTCCATTTTCAGACGCCATTGTAACTAAGAAATAAAATAGTAAAAACGCGATACAAACTAACACAAGTTTATTTTTTTTTATAAAGTTAACTTGATGACATGTAAATAATCCTAAAACAGTATTGCTAAATATAATCAAATAAAAAACAGCGAACGATTTTATTAAATCAGCTTGATTTACTGAAATTTCTTTAAAAAATTCATAATTCACCATTTATAATAAGATGATAAAATTATTGATTTATAATAATAAATAATGGAATTAAATTATTCATCTAACAACATTAATGCCATTGCTGAATAATTATGTAAATCGATTAATGTATCTCGAATACCCTCATCCTTTATTAAATTAACACCATTTTTTGTTATAGACATAGAACGTTGTAATTTATCCTCTATTCGCATCAACACACCGATAACTCCATATTTCGCAAACGCATCTCCATAATCAATATTTTTTTTAGTAAATAATTCTAATGCTTCTAATTGGATCTTTTTCATTTGATCTACTCTATTCATCTGTAATAAATAATATAAATAACAAACCTTTATATTATTCATCTCTAATAAATAATTCATCTCTAATAAATAATTCATCTGTTAATAAATTAATATAAAAAACATTTCTAAAATGTATTAAATTGCCTCATTGTTTTTGATAAAGAATAGTATAAAAATCCAAACATAGCAGAAGCAAATATTAATCCGTTCAAATTATAATTTCCATCATTGTGACACAAAAATGGAATATATTTGAACATCGTCTTCTTCACGATTGGCAATTGGAACAAAAAATATAAAATAGCCAATAGCAATGGAGTCTGAAATTCGTCATAAGCAGAATCCAAAGAGTTCTTTATTTGTTCCTCACGTTGAAATTTGCTAATATATAGCTCGGCATCATTGTCGTTAATATAATCCACATTGTTAGGAGGAGGAACGTAATTCGGCTTAACATATGCATCTTGGGTAAGCGATTGAGTATTTTGAGATATGTCTCGGCTCGGCAACATAGTTGCGCCTGCCACACTTGCTTGCTGTAATCCATTGACAATTTGGCTAATCGTAGATTGATCGAGGGATAATGAATTTTGTGGAGGACCCATACT